GATCTCGTTTCGAACGGAAACGTGCTTCTCGCCACGCTGAAGCGCAAAGGCCTGTGGGAGTCCTATTCCGGCCCCCGCATTCGTGAATCCCTCCAGATCGCAAAGCAGGATGCCCAGTGGTATTCCGGCTACGACTTCCTGGACAACCCGCCGATCGAGCTGTTCAACGACGCCTACTACACCCCGAAGATGGTGGCCGTCCCGATCAGCTTGACCATGGAAGAGATCCTGAACAATCAGGGTGCCAACCAGCTCAAGCCGGTCCTCAAGTCGTACATGATGGCCGCGGAAGGCTCGCTGGAAGACGCGATGGACCAGGCCATCCACTCGGACGGCACGGCCAACGGCGGCAAGCAGCTCACCGGCCTTGCGGCTGCGGTCCCGATCGTCACCAACTCGGGCACCTACGGCGGCATCGACCGTGCGGCCAATGCGATCTGGCGCACCACGACCTATGACGTGAACTCGGCGTTCACGACCATCGGCACTCAGGTGACGTCGACCACCATCCGGCCGTTCCTCAACCGCATCATGACCGCTCGCTCCCGCGGCCGGCGCTATGCGGACCTGATCATCATGTCGCCTGAGCACTACGAGGCGTATGACGCGGCCACGCTGGCGATCCAGCGCACCACCAACACGTCGAGCGAGCTCGGCAAGCTGGGCTTCTCGTCGCTCGAGTACATCGGCGGCGGCAAGCGTGCAGAGATCGTCATGGATGGCGGTATCGGCTCCAACATGCCGGCCAACACCACCTACGGTCTGGACACCGACAGCCTGCGGCTCCGGTACAACCCCAGCCGCAACTTCGACAAGCTGTTCGAGGGCGACGGTCAGAAGCCGCTCAACCAGGACGCTTTGGCGCAGTTCATTGGGTGGATGGGCGAGTTGACGATGGTCAACCCGCTGTTCCACTGGCGCATGTACGACAGCAACCCGGCGGCGTGATCCTGAGGCGGCCTTCGGGCCGCTTCTTCCCCCTTTCATCAATCTGGAGACTTCTCACATGGCATTCACCATCATGGATGAGGCGATGGGTTATCCCAAGATCGCCGCAACCTCGACTGCTCCGTGGACGGGCGGCGGCACTGCTACCCCTCCGCTCGGCTCGATCGTCACGGCCGTCGATCCCGTTTACGGGGCCGGCGAGTTCATCTTCCTCAAGGGCGTCGCATCCACCGTCGTCGGCTCTCTGGTCGTCTACGATCAGAACTTGGCCACCACGGCGCTTGCGCCGGCCACTGGCGGCAACGGTCCCGTCGCCGTCGCCATGTCCGCGAATGTTGCCAACCAGTTTGGCTGGTATCAGATCTCGGGCGCGGCGGCCGTGAAGGCGCCGAACGCGATGGCGCCGGGCGCGGATGTGTTCATGCTGGCGGCGACGCCGGGCAGCGTGGACGACGCGGCTGTGGCGGGCGAGCAGGTGCTGAACGCCAAGGTCTCGACCACGACCGGCACGCCTTCGGCAGGCCTCGGCATCATCCAGATCAACCGCCCGTTCTTGCAGGGTCAGATCACCTAACGAAACCAGAGCGGGGCTTCGGCCCCGCTTTCCTTTGCACCTTCTCAGACAAGGAAACAGGACAATGTCCGACAAAAACGACCCGCTGGTCATCCCCGTGTTCAAGATCCTCACCAACAAGAACGAGGCCAAGAGCCGCGAGGCCGGCCGTCCGATCTTCGACGACATGGAAGTGGTGGAAGTCCGCTTTGCTGGCGACCGCAACAAGATCAGCGTGTTCCCGGCGACCGCCATTTGCGGCGAAGTCCAGGACGAGAACGGCGACACTCGCAAGATCAGCTATGCCGAGCGCTGGAGCGCTCAGTACCAGCGTTTCAAGGCGAAGGCGCAGCAGATCGCTGAGGGCACGCCGATCGATGAACTGCCGTTCCTGACGCAGGCCAAGCGCGCCGAACTGAAGGCGCTCAGCATCTACACCGCGGAGGCGCTCGCCGCGCTCGACGGCCAGCCCCTGAAGAACCTGGGGCAGGGTGGTCGCGATCTGAAGAACCAGGCACAGGCCTATCTCGACAACGCGACGGGCTCGGCCAACGTCACGAAGATGGCGGCTGAACTGGAAGAACTTCGCCGCACTGTTGCGGAGTTGCGAGCCGAGAAGATCACTCCGAACTTTGATGACTCACAATTTGCTCCCTGGACCTCCGATCAGATCAAAGACTGGATTGAAGAGAAGATCGGTGAACGCCCCAAGGGGAACCCCTCGCACGCGACGCTTGTTAAGCGCGCAGACGAGATCGCTGTTGGTCTCGCTGACGAAGCAGCCTAGGAGGCAGCTATGGAAGTGACCTTCAAGAAGACCGAAGTCCCGATCGAGACCCGCGACGGCAAAGACACGCGGGAGATGGATATCGTCGAGATCAGCTATCCCGATGGCAAGGTTGTCGCATTCCCGGCGGATATGAAAAGCCCGGAGACGGGCATCCGCTACCGCGACATGTATCCCGGCAAGTATCAAGCGTTCAAGAACGGCGAGCCCGACCCCGGCCGCGTTGCTCAGCTCGAGCAGGAGATTGCCGAGCGTCAGGCCGAACTCGACGGCATGCGCAAGGCGCCGGATGATGAGCGCGTGCAGGAAAACCTCGGCTACGGCGAAGATCCGGACCGTATCGATCAGCCGGTTCTGCTCGGGCCCGATGAGCCCAAGCCGGCCGAGCCCGTCAAGGCTGACGACAAGGCCAAGGAGCCCGCATGACCGTCCTCTCCGTCTGCCAGGAAGCAGCTATCGAACTGAGCCAGACGGAGCCGCAATCGGTATTCTCGACGACGGACACGTTCGCCAAAGAACTCCGTGTTCAGGCGAACAAGTCCGCCGTCGCGATCATGAAGGCCTATGACTGGCAGGCGCTGACCAAACGCGCGACTATCACGGGCGACGGGTCGGATATGTCCTTCCCGCTGCCTGACGACTACGCCCGCATGGTGCTGAAGACCAATCTGGCGAGCAGTGCCTCGAACATTGATCTGGTGAAGGCCAGAGACCTAGACCAGTGGGACTACTTCCAGAACCACATGAGCACGACCGTTCCGGGTTACTGGATGGTCCTCGGTGGTGAGGTACAGATCCGGCCGGCACCGGGCTCGGGCGTCGTGCATTCCTACTACTACATCAGCAAGAACATCGTCTCGGGCAACAAGGCGGCATTCACGGCTGACACCGACACGTTCGTGCTGCCTGAGCGGCTGCTGACCCTGTCGATCATCTGGCGCTGGCGAGCGATGAAGCGACTTGAATACGCCGAGGACATGGCGAATTTCAACATCGCCTTTGCTGAAGAGACCACGGCCGACAAGGGCAGCCGCGTCCTCGTGGCTGGCCGTCAGCGCGTGCCATACAACGTCAAGACTGCCTATCCGGGACCGCTCGGCGCATGAGACAGCCAGCAGCGCGTGTTAAGCCGCGCATTGCCAAGAGCCAGTCCTATCCGGCTCCCATGGGCGGCTGGATCAAGAACGTCAACCTCGCGACGCCTGACGCGCGCTTGCCGAACGGCCAGAAGGTCAACGGCGCGGCTGTCCTGGAAAACTGGTTTCCGACCGCGACGGGCATCCGAATGCGCGGCGGCACCGAAGCTTATGCCCAGGTTTCAACGAGCGACGACGTTACGGCGCTGTTCACCTATGTGAATGGCAACAATGAATCGATGTTCGCCACGACAGAAGACAGCATTTTCGATATTTCGGCCGCGGCGTTTAACCTTCTGGTCGACGACGACGACAATATTTTGGTTGACGACCTCGGTAATCTCTTGGTTGACGGTTCTATCCCCCCGGTTATGAGCGGCCTTACTGGCGGCGATTGGTCGTCGGTCCAGTTCGCCACGACGGGCGGCGTGTTCCTCGACCTGGTCAACGGGCAGGACAATAAGCTCATTTACGACGGGACTAACTTTTATCCGATCGGGACGGGCGGGCTGAACGCGCTCAATTATGACACAGGCACGCTGCCGTTCACAGTCGGTCAGACAGTCACCGGTGGCACATCTGGCGCCTCGGCGACGATTATCAAGGTGATTGGCACCACGGCATCAGGTACGCTTTGGATTGGCGCTGTCACTGGCGGCCCGTTTCAGGATAACGAGAACCTAACGACCGCGGGCGGCGCGGCGAAGGCAGATGGCACCACTACGGTGCTGTTCGGCGGCTTCACGGGTATAGCCTCGTCGGCGCTGTCGCAGAACTGGGTTTATAAGAACCGGCTGTTCTACGTCGAAAAGAACAGCCTGAACGCTTGGTATCTGCCGGTCGACAGCATTACCGGGCTTGCGCAGAAGCTTCCTCTGGGCGGCGTGTTCACGCTAGGCGGGTCGCTGTTGTTCGGGGCGACATGGTCGATCGAGTCCGGAAACGGCCTTTCCGAGCTATGCGTTTTCTTCACAACGGAAGGCGAGGTGGCTGTCTTCACCGGGGCCGATCCGGCCAGTGCTTCGACATGGTCAAAGACGGGCGTTTATCGCATCGGCAAGCCGCGCGGGCCAAAGGCGCTCATCAGGGCCGGCGGCGATCTGGTTATTGCAACCGACATCGGGTTCATTCCGCTTTCTGTGGCGACACAGCGCGACATTGCGGCGCTCTCGCCGTCTGCGATCTCGTACCCGATTGAAACAGGGTGGAATGAAGCCGTTGCGGAACGCATCTCCGACGATTGGAATTGCGCAGTTTGGCCGACAAAGCAGATGGTGATCGTGGCGCCGCCAACGGGCGCGGGCCAACAGCCGCAGATGCTGGTTGCGAACGCGCGCACGGGCGCATGGTGCGTCTTCACTGGGCTTGATGCGACCTGCATGGTCTTGTTCGGAGATCGCTTCTTCTTCGGATCAAAGGGCGGGGTCGTCGTCGAAATGGAGGTGACGGGCGCGGATCAGGGGGCGCCATTCACTGCGACCGTGTTGCCTCTGTTCGACCCGCTGAAAAGCCCGGCCTCCCTGAAGATTGGTCTGGAGGCTCGCGCCACGGTTCGGGCCAAGAGCCGGGTTCAGGTGAAATGCTCCTTGCAGGCGGACTATAATATCAATCTCCCATCGCCGCCCGATGACACGTCGACCACTGTCGGCAGTGTCTGGGGAGCGGCGAGATGGGGCGAGGCAACATGGGGCACGCAGGCCGCCAAACAGACGTTCCGGGACTGGCATTCGGTCAGCGGTAGCGGATACGCGCTCGCGGTGGCCTCGCAGATCACCAGCGGCTCATCGTCGCCGCCAGATGTCGAATTTGTCGAAACTGAATTGACCTTCGACATGGGAGATATCGTCACTTGATCGTGACGGACGAGCGGGTCGCCAAGTTCGTGGGCGATCGGTGCGGAACGATCATCTACCCGCCCTATACCGCGATGGGGATTGAGCGACACGGCAAGATCACCGCTGGCGTAGTGTTCAACTGCTACACCGGCAACGATATCTCGGTGACCGTGGCCGGTGGTCCGTTCACCCGCGATTTCATTGCGGCTGTTGGTAAGTACGTTTTCGGGAAGGTTGGTTGTCTCCGCATGTCGATCACGACCGAGCAGCCGAAGGTTATCGAAATTGCCCAGCGGCTGGGCGCAACGGTGGAAGGCCTCAAACGCAACCACTTTGGCAATGGCAGGGACGCGACGATCCTTGGCATCTTGCGAGAGGACTGGAACTTCTGATGGATACCCCTTCCGCCCCGACGCCCCCAGATCCGGTTGCAACCGCGACCGCTCAGGGCAACATGAACACCAATACTGCTGTCACCCAGCAGCTATTGAACCAGACCAATCAGGTGACGCCTGACGGCTCCCTGACCTATAACCAGACCGGGACGAACACGTTCACGGGCGCCGATGGCAAGCAGTACAGCGTCCCGCAGTTCACGGCGACGCAATCGCTGTCGCCGACTGGCCAGAAGCTTTACGACCTCAGCAACGAGTCCAAGCTCAACCTGGGCAATGCCGGTGTCACGGCTTCGAAGAAGATCGGGGACATCCTCGGCACGAACGTCAATCTGAGCAATGATGCGGTCGAGAACCGGCTCATGGAGCTCGGAACGGCGCGCTTGCAGCCGCAGTTCGCCCGCGATGATCAGGCACTTCGGACGCAGCTCATCAACTCGGGCATCCGGCAGGGCTCGGACGCCTGGAATACGGAGATGACCCGACAGTCGCAGAGCAAGAACGACGCTCTCAATCAGCTTCTGTTGAGCGGCCATTCCACTGCGGTCAACGACATCCTCACGGAGCGCAACCAGCCGCTGAACGAGATTTCCGCGCTGATGTCTGGCTCGCAGGTTGCCCAGCCGAACTACACGAGCACGCCGCAGACGCAGGTTGCTGGCACCGACTACGCCGGCATGGTGGCGAACAACTACAATGCCCAAAATCAGCAATATCAAGCCAAGTTGCAGCAGCAGAACGCGATGATGGGCGGCCTATTCGGCCTCGCCGGGACGCTCGGCGGGGCGGGTGTCAAGGCTGCTGCGCCCTTCATCATGTCCTCGGATCGCCGGCTTAAATCGGACGTCCAGCGCATCGGCACGACCAAGCACGGTCTCCCGCTGTACGAATACACGATCTTCGGCGAGCGTCAGCGGGGCGTGATGGCCGACGAGGTCGAGAAGGTCATGCCTGATGCGGTCCTGACGGACCCGGCCGGCTTCAAGATGGTGAATTACAGCATGCTGGGGCTTGCCTGATGGCCGCTTTTACGTGGGGTGATGCCGGCGCGCAACTCACGCCGGAGGCCATTGCGGCTCAGCGCAAGATTGCGCAGGCCATGATGGCGCGCAGTGCCGACTATTCGCCTATCCAGTCATGGACGCAGGGCGCCGCGCGCGTTGCGGAAGGGCTCGTGGGCGGGCTCGATGCAGGCCGGGCCGATATGGCCGAGCGTCAGAACGCCACTGCTGAAAAGGAATTGCTGGCCTCGCTCATCACGGGCGGGGCGCCGGCGGCGGCTGCGACTCCATCTCCAACGGCGTCGGCATCTCCGGCAATCACATCGGCTCCGCTTCAGCCTGTCGCCTCGACAGGGCCTGATAGCGGTCTAACTGACGCAATTACCAAGGTCGCAGCAGCACGGGGCGTTGATCCTGCGTATCTCACGCGACTGGCGAAGGTTGAAAGCGGCGGAAATCTCAATTCGACCACTCCGCTTTCGAGCGCCGGCGGGCCGTTCCAGTTTATCAACTCCACGGCGAAGCAATACGGCCTGAATAACCGTTTTGACGCGAATGAAAGCGCCGATGCCGCGGCACGGCTGACGCTCGACAACAAGGCCGCGCTGACACAGGCCTTGGGACGCGAGCCGACGCCGGGCGAGCTCTATCTTGCGCATCAGCAGGGGTCTGGCGGCGCAGCGAAGATTCTGGCCGCTGATCCGAATACGCCGATCGAGAGGGTGATTGGCTTCAAGGCTGCGGCCAACAACGGGGCCGCCCCCGGCATGACGGCGGGACAATTCGCTCAGAAATGGACGAGCAGGTTTTCCGATATCGGCGGTCAGCCGGCGCCTGCTGCGGTAGCCCAAACTGACCCCGCAGCTCTCCCCCCCAATGCGCAGTCGGCACAGGGCTTTGCGATCCCTGGCCAACCGGCCGCGGCTGCTCCTGCCTCTGGCGTCAATCCCCGGCTGCTCACCGCCATGGCGAGCCCCTACGTCAGCGACGGGACCAAGAAGATCCTCGGGCTGATGTTGCAACAGCAGATGGGCGATAAGGTCAGCTATCAGACCACGCCTGACGGAGATATTCTGGCGCTTGATCCCCATGGCCGAGCGGCCCCGAAAGTTGTCTATCAGGCAACGCCAAAGCCCATTGCTGTTCCTGAAAACAGCCAGCTTTGGGATCCCCGGACGAAAACATTCCTCAGTGGTGGCGCGCAGGTGCCGACTAGCGTTCCCGGCCCCGGCGGGACGACTATACCCGTGCCTCCAAATCTAAGCCCGAGGGATGCGAGAGAATTTACCAAGAAGATAGCCGAAGGTACGGCCGCAGCAGCGCTTCCGGTCGATTACAAGGAAACTCAGAAAATGCGGGAGGATATTGTCCAACTCCCGGCCTACAAAAACTTAGCGCAAGCCGCCCCGGTGTATCGGGATATGAGAGGAGCGGCTGATCGGGACAACCGGGCGGCCGATCTCAACCTTATCTATGGGTTTGGCAAGATCATGGACCCAGGGTCGGTCGTCCGCGAATCCGAAATGACGATGGCGCAAAAGATCAATACGCTGCCTGAGTATCTCCGGGCGACAGTGGAATCTCAGTTGAGCGGATCAGGTCGCTTGTCGCCCGAAGTCCGCGCTCAGATTTTGGCGGAAGCGCACGGGCGCGTTACTGCATACAAGGGCGAATTCGACCGAGATGCCACTCGGTTCAAGGGGATTGCTGAACGCAGTCGCATTAATCCGGCGGACGTTCTCCCAGAATTTGGTTCGTTTGAACCTTGGACCCCGCCAAAGAAAGCAGGCGCTGAGGCTGGCGCCACGCCGACGCCGGCCGCAATTGATGACCTCGTGAAGAAGTACAGCAAATAATGGCGACGCTGGACGAACTCGGCAAAGCGCTGGTCAACGCGGACGCGGCGGGCGATGCAGACGCTGCACGCGCTCTGGCAGGCGAGATCACGAGGCTGCGCCAATCGGCGCCCCAAGCTGCTCCGGCGCTCCCTGTGGCGGCGACTGCTGAGCCCGTTCAGGCTTATGATGCGATGGGCATGCCGACCGGTGCTGCGGCGGCTGCGCCAGTTCAGGCTGGCATGTCCTACGGCGACCAGATGTCCCGCGTGGGCTCGGCGCTTGACAAGGGCGTGCGCCTAGCCGCCAACGGGGCCACTTTCGGGCTTGCGGACAAGTTCGCGGGCGGCATGGATGCACTAACCGGCCGGGCACCTTCCTACGACGCCGGCGTGAAAGCACAGCGCGCGGAAACGCAGGCGGTACGCGATGCCAACCCGGTTGCTGCCGGCGCTGCTGAGGCCGCTGGCGGGCTGCTGACGGGTACGGGGCTGGTTAGAGGCGGCGTTACGTTGGCTGGCCGGGGCGTAGGGATGCTCCCCCGCGTGCTCGGCTATGGCGTCGAGGGTGGGGCGTACGGTGCAGCCCATGGCGCCGGCAACACCTATTCTGACCGGATCAGGGACTATGTTGAGGCGGCCAAGAATGGCGGCACGACTGGCGCCCTTATCGGAGGTGGGCTCCCTCTCGTGGGCTCTGCTGCGGGTGGCCTCTATCGCACTGGGGCCGCCTTCCTTGGTCCCCGCGTCGAGGGCGCCAGTCGCGGAGCCTCTGCCATGCTGCGCGCCGCTGCACAAGCGGACGAGGCGGGCTTGCGGGCGCTGCCAGGCATGGGGCCTGAGGCGATGCTGGTTGATGCCGGCCCGGCCATGAAGGGTCTCGGACAGGGCGCGGCGACCAGTACGGGCGAGGGTGCCCGATTGGGTACTACGCTGAAAGCGCGCGATGATGGGACGGTGCGCCGACTGGAGGCCGCCCTGGACGACACCATTGGCCGCGCGCCAACTCCGTCGAGGGTCGAGGCTCAACTGTCAGGCGACCGGGCATTTATGGGGCAGGAATACGAGCCTCTTATGCAAAACGCGCGGGCGGTTAATACGCAGGGGCTTGCCGATCATCTCGATACCCTTGCCATCAACCTGCGCGGCCCCGCACAGCGGGCGGTGAGACAGGTTCGGGAAATGCTCGACATCCCCGGCAATCCTGGTCATCTCGACCCCCATCCCAGAGCGTTGCTCAGTACAAGAGATGCGATCGACGGGTTGTTCGAGGGCGAAGTCAACCCGCAAGTGATCCGCCGACTGACGGAGGCTAGGCAAGCAGTCGATGCTGAACTCGCGCGAGCAGTTCCGGGTATCAAGGCAGTAGATGCTCCCATCGCTGAATTGCACCGGCAATCCTCTGGGTTGCAGCGCGGATCGCAGGTTCTGGACAGCGGCAAGACCGCTATCCGTCCGGTTGAACTAGTCGATGAAATGGCACAAGGTGCGCTCCCGCAAGGCGAAATGATCGGCCCATCCGCTGCGTCGCATCGTCTTCGGCAAGGTACCCGCGCCGAACTGGACCGACTTGTCGGCACCCACGCCAACGATCTGAACACACTTGAGCGCACAATCGGCACGCCGCAGGATTATAACAGCCAGAAGCTTGGGACGATCTTTGGGGAAGGGCCTCGCGATCGCATCGTTAAGGCGCTGATGGATAACCGGACGTTCCGGCAGAGTTATCAAGACATCGTTCAGGGCTCGCAGACCGCAAAGCGAACCGAGGCAGCGGCCGCGATGCGCGGCGCGGAAGGCGGCAACGTCCCGCATGACGTGACGCTGACGGGTGTGGGCCTGAAGGCCCTCAACATGGTGGCCAAGGCCATCTCTGGCGCCAGCAATGCGCGCACGAAAGACGAGATCGGGAATATTCTCGCTTCGCAGGGGCCTGCCGCTCAGCGCGTAGCACGGGCTTTGCTGGAATCGGCACAGAAGACCGGCGAGAACTCGCGC